TTGTACTGCGATACCAGGATGGGGTGCGTGCAGACCCGGCAGGCAGCATCGGCAACGGTGCGTGTGCTGCGGTGCGATGACTGCGGCACCAGGGTGCGGACCAGAGAGGTGATTCAAAAAGTTTTGAAAAATAGTGCCAAATATGGGTCGGTCCAAAAATTGGTGTAGACAACCGGGTCGCCGGTGCGGTAGACTCAGGGCATGGATAGCACCGAGACCAAGCACCCAGACGCAGCACCTGCGACCAGCCTCACCCCGGCGGACATCGCTCTGATCGAGGGCATTGTCCGCCGGGTGCTGGCGGAGCAGGACCACGACTGCCGATTCGACCTGACCGCCGAGTCGGCCCGCAACCTGGAGCACATGGGCGAGATGGTCACCGGCCTGCAGCAGGGGGCAACGTCCGGGCTGGATGTGATGCGAGACAATCACCTCTGGATAGCCACAGCCCGGAAGCGAGCGGACAAGGTCAGTGCGGCGTTTGTCGGGGTGGTTGCGACAAGCCTGGCACTGGGCCTGTTGGCAGCAACGTGGCAGGGACTCAAGGCAATGTTAGCGGGGGCGGCACCATGAGAGCGCACCAACCCGGAGAGGAGAACGCGAGGCTGTTCGTTGCGGCATACCTGAGCAACGGACGCAACGCCAGTGCGGCGTATCGTTCGATCCATCCGGGAGTCACGGCGAAGAGCGCGGCCCAGTTGGGCAGTGACATGCTTCGCCGGGAGCGGGTGCTGGACATCATGCGCGAGGAGATGGGGGAAGCGATGAAGAAGTTTGACGTAACACCAGAGCGCATCATCCAGGAGCTTGCCTGCATGGCCTTCGCCGATGTGGGCGAACTGTACGATGACGCTGGCGAACTGCTTCCCCTCACCGAGATGGCCGAAGAGGTGCGCCGTGCGATCGTTGGGCTGGAGGTCAAGCACAATCAGTTCGGGTCCACGGTCAACGCCAAGCTGGAGAGCAAGAGGGCAGCCCTGGAGCTACTCGGTAAGCATCTGGCTATGTGGACTGACGTTCACCGGTCTGAAGGCAATGACGACCTCGTAGCGGCGATCCTTGGGGCACGCAAGAGGGTCCGCACCACCACGGTCGAGGAAGACGTATTCAGTTGACAAAGCGGGGAGGCTGTTGGCAGCCAACCAGGACTCATATTCCTGGCCCCGTGGGTTCGATTCCCACCCCCGCAACCAAGAGATAAGGCAGGTTCGATTCCTGCTCGCTGGTCGAGATCTGGTGAAGGAGGCGGTTCGATTCCGCGAAGCACAATGCCCGGCACTGGTGAACGGGCGACCATTAGGAGAAATCATGGCACGCGACTACGCAAAGGAATACCGAGAGTACCACGGCAAGCCGGAGCAGATCGCGAACCGGAGCAAGCGCAACCAGGCCCGCCGATCACTGGGCTTGAAGAAGGGCGACCCTCGCGAGGCTGATCACAAGAAGAGCCTGCTCGATGGAGGCAGCAACAGCAAGGAGAACCTCCGCGCCGTGAGTCGCAGCACCAACCGCAAGAAGGGCCGAAGGAGTCTGCTCGGATGACCGGACACGAGATGCTCGCCGAAGACCTTGCACGATACTACGATGACCCACTGGGCTATGTCCTGTGGGTTTTCCCATGGGGTGAGGAGGGTACGATCCTTGAGCAAGAGAGTGGACCAAGAGAGTGGCAGGCTGAGTACCTCCGGGACATCGGTGACCAAGTCAAGGCCAACGGATTCAACGGGCGTGACGCAGCACCACCAATCCAGAAGGCCACTGCCTCCGGTCATGGTATTGGGAAGTCATGCATCACTGCCTGGCTCATCAAGTGGATCATGGATACCCGCCCCTACGCGAAAGGGGTGGTGACTGCCAACACGGGCGACCAGTTGCGCACCAAGACCTGGGGCGAACTGCAGAAGTGGCACAGCATGAGCCTGACCCGTGACCTCTTTGAATACCACAACACCAAGGGCAACATGAACCTGGTCAGCGCAACGCACCCAGAGATCTGGCGATGTGATGCGATGACTTGTCGCGAGGAGAATGCCGAGGCGTTTGCGGGACTGCATGCTGCCAACTCAACACCGTTCTACATTTTCGATGAAGCGTCAGCAATCCCGGAGAAGATCTGGGAGGTTGCGCATGGCGGCCTGACCGATGGTGAACCGATGTGGTTTTGCTTTGGCAACCCGACCAGGTCCACCGGATCATTCCGCTGGTGCTTCGGGAAGAACCGTCATCGCTGGACCATCGCCCAGGTGGACAGTCGGGATGTCGAAGGCACCAACAAGAAGCTGTTCCATCAGTGGGCCGATGACTATGGCGAGGACTCTGACTTTGTCCGGGTCCGCGTGCGTGGTCTGTTCCCACGAACAGCCTCGGCCCAGTTGATCGGTGACGACCTCATCGAGGCAGCCTGGGGCAAGCACCTGCGAGTCGATGAGTATGGCTATGCTGCTCGCGTACTCGGCTGTGACGTTGCTCGGTACGGTGATGACAAGTCAACCCTGTACATGCGCCAAGGTCTGGCAAGCTGGAAGCTTGGGGAGTGGAGGGGCATTGACCTCATGACCCTGGCCGGGCTGGTCATGCAGATGGAGGACAAGTATCAGACAGATGCGACCTTCATTGACCTCGGCATGGGGGCCGGAGTGGTGGACCGGATGAGGCAGGCTGGGCGCAATCCTATAGGGGTTCACTTCGGTTCTAAGAGCACAAATCCACAATGTTTCAACAAACGTGCGCAAATGTGGGTAGCCTTGAAAGATTGGCTTGCAAGTGGCGGATCTATACCGCAAGATATAAATCTGAGGGAGGACATTGCCGCCCAGTCCTATTTCTTCACTGCCAAGGACCAGATCCAGTTGGTGAAGAAGGAGGACCTGAAGAAGTTGGGCCTGGCATCTCCCGATGATGGGGACGGGTTGGCACTGACCTTTGCCGAGCCTGTCCGAGCGAAGAGCAAGATCGAGAGGGCGAAGGCGGGGTTTGGGAAAGTCAACCGGGTGCAGACAGACTACGATGTCTTGGCCTTTTAAGGAGCAGCACGATGGCAAACTATAGCGGCACGATCGGCGACCTGAGTGGGTACAGTGATGCCTACCTGAGCACCAACCTCCGGCGCACCCCATACGACAACGTGCGGGCCGCGTACCAAGGTGAGATCAATAAGCGATCGGCTGCCAAGTCAGCAGCACAGGCGGCAGCACAGGCGGCATCGGCTGCCCGCGTGAAGCAGAAGGAAGTCGCCCGGTTCAAGAGCCAACCCCAGGCATCCTTCAACAAGAAGCAAGGCGAGGGGGCAGGCGGCAAGAAGCAGAGCAAGGGCAACACACTGCTGACCGGCGTACTCGGTGCCAGTGGCGATGCCAGGACCAAGAAGAAGACTCTACTCGGAGCATAGGAGAATCACGATGTGTATCTTTGGTGGATCGAAGCAAGCGAAGACCCCAGCAGCACCTCCGCCTGTACCGCAGGCCCCGACTCAAGCGAGTCAAGCGACTCAGGCCGATGTGCAGCAGGCAGTCAACAAAGAAGATGACCGGGTCAAGCGATTCAAGGGATCGAAGAGCACGCTGCTCACCTCTCCCTTTGGTGCCGAGTCCGATGCAAGTACCGCAAAGAAAACTCTGCTGGGAGCGTAACCCATGGCCGACATGAACAGACTCAACGAGAAGGGTACGCGGAAGTACCGGCGCAGGTGGAAGCAACTCTACGAGGATGCTTCCAATTGGCGCGGGCACTGGCGTGAACTGAACGAGTACCTGTTCCCCCGCCGAGGTGCGTTCCTCTACAACGAAGATGAGAAGACTGGGGACGGGCGGAAGAAGAGACAAAAAATAATCAATAGCAGGGCCTCACTCGCTCGCCGAGTATTGGGGTCCGGTTTGATGGCAGGTCTGACCTCTCCGGCCCGTCCCTGGTTTCGTTTGACCGTGGACAACGAGGAGGCGATGGAGACTGCAGGAGTCCGGGACTGGTTGCACGATGTCCGGGCAGCCATGCTTCGCGTATTCCAGAAGTCCAACTTCTACGGTGCTGCCCGGTCACTCTACGGTGAACTGGGTTGCTTCGGTTTCAACGCGATGCTGATTGAGGAGGATCTCAAGAAGGTCATCCGGTGCCGCCCGATGACCATCGGCGAGGCGTACATCAGCTTGGACCATGAGTACCGACCCAACGGTCTGTACCGCAAGTACTGGTTGACCGTGGAGCAGATCGTCAAAGAGTTTGCGCCCCTCGGTAAGGATGACAAGCCGACCCAGAAGAACCCTGACGGCACGGGCGTGAATGATGCAGTCTGGGCGGCCTACACAGGCGGCAGGATCGATGAGCGATACCAGGTCTTCCATGTCATCGAGCAACGCACCTTGCGCAACCCGAAGGACCCTGGCAACAGAAGCATGCCATTCAAGAGCATCTACTTCCTGGACAAGGATGAGGGCGACCAGTTCCTGCGAGTCAGCGGATACCGGTCCATGCCATTCGTAGCACCCCGGTGGGATACCATCGGCACCGACACTTACGGTGACTGTCCGGGCATGGAAGCACTGGCCGATGTCAAGATGCTGCAGAAGATGGAGACCGACAAGCTGATGGCCCTGGACAAGGAGGTCAACCCTCCGATGAATGCTCCAGTGTCAATGCGCGATACAGGCGGCACGATTGTATCGGGTGGGGTCAACTACATCGATACGCAGCAAGGTCAGCAGGGGTTCACTCCTGCGTACCAGGTCAAGCCTGACTTGAATGGCCTGGCCTTTGAGATTGACCGGGTTGAGAACCGAATCAATGAGCACTTCTTTGTGCCCTTGTTCATGAGCATCATCAACGAGAACAAGCAGATGACTGCGACCGAGACCGCTCAGAGAGTTGCTGAGAAGATGCAACAGATTGGTCCGGTCATTGAGCGACTGCAGTCAGAGTTTTTGGACGTAATTATCGAGCGCACCTTCACGATCATGGAGTCGCTCGGAATGATTCCCGAGCCTCCGCAGGAGATCCAAGGAAACGATTTCAATATCGAATATATCAGTCTCCTTGCGCAGGCTCAACAAATGTACGGCACGGTCACCATCGAGCAACTTGCTGGGTTCGTAGCGAACGTGGCAGGGGTCAGTCCTGAGATCCTGGACAAGGTTGACTTTGATCAGATGCTCGACCAGTATGCCGATGACCTTGGAGCACCCCCCGAACTGATTCGCACCGATGATGTGGTGCAGCAGATCCGGGACGGGCGAGCGCAGCAGGCAGCCCAGGCTCAAGCGATGGAGACCGGCGGCAACATGGCGCAGGGTGCCAAGCTCTTGAGTGAGGCCAAGCTGGAGGGTGATTCTGCCCTCGATGCACTGATGGGAGGGGTCGCAGGATGAGCTCTATTATCGAGAAGAACAATCAACACACGGCAGATCAGATCGCCAGCATTACGCCCCCGATGGGCGATGTCCTTATGGACACTTCCAGGGGAACCCTGGTCGTTGGCGATGGCACCACCAAGGGCGGCAACGCGATGCTGCACGCGGGCATGCCGATGGTCTTTGCGTACCTCTCTGCGGCGGCAGACACTACGGTCACCACCGCAGGGACCTACTACAAGGTCGAAGGGACCTTTGTCAACAGCCCGATCCGGGGGTTCGGTGCCGCAGGTGATGAGATTGAATACCAGGGTGACGCACCCGCGTATTTTGAGATTGACTGGCACGCTTCCTTCAATGTCGCACCGGCCAATGCTTCGGTACACTTTGGGGTGAAGAAGAACGGAACGATTGATGAGTCCTCGTTGATGGAGACCTACGCGGCGGCAGTTAAGCTGCAGGCCAGTGGCACCACCATCATCCACCTGGAGAAGGGCGACACGATCCAACTGGTTGCGACCAGTGACGCTGATGCTGATGTGATCACGATCTTTCACTTCACCACCAGTATCCGGGTATTTTCATTGTAGGGGGTAGCAGGATGACGATGGTAATCAAGCTCGACATCGAGACAGCAATGACCGTGAAGAACATGCTGGCGATGGCAGTGGCGGATGCACCAGAGACTCTGCACCCTGCATTCTCGGAGGCTCGGGCAATGTACCTGCAGGCGATTAGCGAAGCGAAGGTGGAGAAGCATGAAGCATAACGCAGCAGACGATGAGATGGTTGCCCAGGCTGAGAAGGATGCCAAGAGGGAACGGGAGCAGGAGGTCAA